TTCTCAGTGTAATCCTTATTGAGATATACCTGACCATACCAGCCCGGACGATACTCCCATGTATCGGGGAATATGTCCCTGATAACACTATAGGCTATATTCTTATCGCCTGCGCTTTCTATGAGCTTAACGTCCCAATCCTTAGTCATTGAACAGTGGGCGTCCAAAATAAACAGGTATTCACCCTTGGCTATCCTGGCGGCATTATTAATAGATATTCTTCGTCCCAGCCGTTTCGTATTTTGCATTATTGACAAGTCTTCTATATAACTTAAATCGGTAGGCAATATTGTTTTACCGCCGTCATTTATTACAATGAACTCAGGTTTCTCTTTAGCTTTTCTCCAGACCCAATCAATAGTCTTATTCAAGTAAGGGTCATTTATTGTTGGTATAATCACACTAACTTTCATTTACGCCTCCTGCTAAGAGTCTCGTTACTGTTGCCGTGCCTGTTAGATCCAGTTCGGATGTCGGACTGGAGTTTATAATTCCCAGCCTCTTATTCACATCATCCCAGAACATTTCAGTTACTTCCGTCTTTGCCCATTTAACATCATCTTCCCAAAAGAGCATCTGTCCCTGAGCGTTGCCTTTTTCCAGGAGATAGTTAGTCCACGTACCAGATACCCTTTTCTGTATTATTAAGTCACCACTGGAATCTATAAAGAATCGCCAGTTATCATCTATATTTACATCACTTCCTTCGGGCGTGATCTCGACCTTGTTATCATTTATTCTCAATAGAAGGTAATTAAGCCTCTTGGCCTTGGGGTAATATATCTGCCTCTCAATCCAGTCTATGAGACGGTTTATAAGGTCACTGTCAAGGCTCTGGTCGGAAGTTTCAAAAGTCTGTTTTTCCGGTATATTATCCAAGATGGCCTCCCGCCCTCTGGAACCAGGGGATAATTGCATGGATACGAGGCCTATTGCCGGAGGCGTTATTCGTAATATTTATTCTATGAAAGAATCCGGTTGCCCTGACGTAAACGGTATGCCACGACTTGTCGTCGGCATTATCAACTGCCGTACAGGTCACTGTCTTGGTCTGAAATTTCGTTGTATCTGAATTAACGAAACTCTCTACATCGAAAGAGGCGTTAGTATCTACGTCTACTAAAAACTCTATCTTGTAAAGCCTTGCCCTTCTTCCTTCCTGAGTATATGGATTCCATCTCGAACTAAGAGCATCGAACCTTATGGCGGAACCGTTATCTGCATCTGTAGTATTCAACTGATAAACCTTACCGTCCTGAGAACCCATTAGAGAAGTAGGAAATCCAGACTGAATATTAAGAGCGTCCCAGGAATACTCTATATCCTCCCAGGCATCGTCGATATCCCAGGTAACGTCACTTTCCAGCGTACTTAATCCCATTGTATGTATAGGAAGCGTATAAGTAGCCCAGTTCAAATCCTCATAGTTCATTACCAATGCTTTATTGGGATAGGTATTGCCATCTGCATTAGCGACAGCCTCGCTGTCAGCGTAAGACTCCCAAGCCTGTCTTTCCTCGGCGAGTAAAAGTCCATTACTATAAGACAGGGAATCCTGAGTCCACGTCAATACGAAGTCAGGTATCTTTCGGTCGATTCCTATGATATTCCTTCTATCGTTGGCCTGTATCCTGTTCGGGCCTACCGCTATCTGGGTCTCAATGTCCCTTATAGGAGTGTTCACTACACTATTAACAGCTACAGCACCTTCGGTTGAACTGACCTTAATCCACTCAAACGGGTCGGAAGCATTGCCAGTCCATGCCAGGCGATAGACACTGTTCTCAAACCATACATATAAATCGTCGCCCAAGAAACCGGCAGATACAATGACCTCTGCCGTAGGCGCATCTTTAAAGTTGGCAGTAGGCCACGACTGGGGGTCTTTGATAGTTGACCATCTTGCTCTCTGGAAATAATTAGTACCGTCCTCGTTGGTACGGAGAAGTAAAAGTCTTTCTTTATATACAAATATCATCAAGGCATAATTAATGTCATTTTTGTCATCGTCGTCGCCAATATCAACTACCATTCTCGATAGGTTCGTTCCGTCATATTTCTGGATAGGGTCGTTATTGTTAGCGATATACATTACGTCGTTCCAGTTCATACAATGGAAAAAGTTGGTGTTATCGCCCGTCCACGCATCGTCCGAATTAGCGCCGTCCGACTGGCCTGCTATGTTCGCAGGTGTACCGTCTTCCTGTAGTTCCTCATTGTCCTGAAACGTGCCCGTAACACCGCTGTTCTCAAAGATTATCGTCCCCCTTGCATTGTTACCAACTACAGTGCCGGTATCGAGGATAAGAGCTTCTACAACACCCGTAGCTGCGCTCGTTGCACCTTTTACCGTATCGCCTACGCCCGGAGTCCAGTTCTGAGTAATCTTGCCGATATACCTTATTTTATTTCTTGTAACGTCGAGAAACTTCTCCTGTGATGCCGTTCCGGCAGCATCATCAGCTACCCACGTATCTGTTATTTTGAAATTGTCTGCATCGACCCTTGTTATATTAAATGTACCGTTATAACTCGTTGTACCGCTTATAGTTACAATATCATCTGTCGTAAAGCCATGAGCGGTCGCAGTGACAGTTACCTCGCCGTTGCCTGCGTTTGCAAAAGCTGTTATAGTCTTATTCGTACTTGGCGAACTGACTATATTATTCATTCTCGTCTTATCGAAGGCTACAAAGTTCTCAGTCTCGCCCGACAGGTAGTTCTTTACTCCCATTACGGGATTAGTTGATAAAGTCGGAGCTTTCGTAGAAGTATCGACTTTAAGAACCTGACCGAACAAACTATAGCCTTTTCGTTTCTCCAAAATGCCATGTTTCAAATGACAGTCGTCTAAAGTCTCGAAAGCGTCCTTTGGCGACAGCCAGGGTTCTTTCGCCGTTACTTTACCTTCTTTCAAATCGAATATAGGAAACGGTTCGTACATAATTAATCCTGGTCGATTGGCGCACCGCCACCTGTTACAAGCGGAGTCCAAATTATCTGCGGAGTATCAGCCCCACTTCTTGTTACCTCGAAATACTTACCATTCGGAACGAACATCATTATAGTATCCCTTATAGCACCAGTAGCGGCAGAACCGCTTACCTGCGTTACCTGGAGACCAGCGCCAGCGGGGTCATCCGTATCGCCTACATAACCAAATAAATCCTGAGACGAATCTTGATAGGCATTAACAAATCCTGAAGTCTGAGCCAGATAAGCATGAGCAACTAACATTGCGTTAGACTCTGAATCGTTTGCCGTAGGACTATCGCCTTTAGTTATATCGTCTGCATATTTTTTATTGGCTAAATCTGCATCCGCTGTAGGAGCAGCCGATGTCGCCATCTGAGAACTATCGCCGAGTGTAGCTACTCCCGTTACGCCAAGAGTGCCGGCAATAACAGTATTTCCAGTAGCCCCGGCAACGGTAAACTTGTTGGTATTTATAGTTATATCAGATGTTGCAGAACCGATTAAATCAGCGCCGGCAGCAAGTGTGGCCGAACCACCTAAAGCCGTTGTACCGACTACCTGAATATTAGCACTTGCATATAAGTCGCCTGCTTTTGTCAACTGAACGTCGTTATCATCTTCGTCTGTAAAAACCAATTCTGCCTTACCGCCGGCAGTCTGCGCACCCAAAATCGGTACACCTACTGCGCCAGTACCTATATCGGCAGCCTCAAGGAAAGTGCATTTGTTATGCCGGCCTGTCTGGGTACTCCCGGTAGTAAAGTCATGGTCGGCGTCTAATGCAGTCTCAAGAGCCGCCTGATTAGCTAATATCTCAGGATTAGAGTTGCGCAAAGACGTTCCCGATGCTGGTTTATCTTTATCAAAAGCCATCGTTATTCTCCATAAAGAATTATATCCACCGTAGCCGTACTCGCACCGGGCGCTGCCGAAGGTGAAGCACTTACAGTAAGAGTACCGGTTACGGGAACTCTAAGGTTAAGGTCGGTAGCGCTCTCCGTCATATACTTGAATACAGTCGTTGCATTCTCAGCTATAGCGTTTTCCACCCATAATACGGCGTTATTGTCATTTCTTATTTCAACGTCGATAGTAGAATTGTTGGTATTATCGTTCACGTATACGACTACCATCTGAATGACACCGTTTAAGTTAATCGTTTCTGTCTGTTCGGTAGTATTGGCGGCAGGAATGGTCATCTGTGGAACGTCCACCCTGAATACAGGCTCGCCCTGGTTCTGGTTATTACTTCGCCTGTCGAAACTTGCCGCTAAAGCTATTCCCGACAGAGCCAGTATTAGTAATAGATACTTCTTCATCTCTATTCCTTTCAATAATTCCTTTGTATTTCCTGTCCTAACAGTCTCTTTACTTTGTCCTGACGAACAGACTTTGCATATTTCTCAGCGATTACACTTACGGCATTGGCCATCTCGTTATCGCCCTGTCTTTGAAGATAAATCATTGCAGAGAACGCTGCTATGAACGGCCCCCACTTCACATCGTCGGGGGCGTCAGAGTCGCCTGAGAAAGCGGTCGGCCTGTCAGCTATAGACAGCGCCTTGAACTCATAAATATCATTCGGTTTCGGTCTTACATAAAGATTCTGGCCGTAAAGCAGTGCATCCGTAGGCTCGCCTCGATTCTCGAACCTTCCGTCTGTATAAGTGTCGGTCACATTAGCATCACTCAATAACGTGGTATCCGGCGTGAAAACACCGTCTGATTTAGTCACAGTTACATAACCCATATAAGCAGTGTCCGAATCAGAGGTAGATAAAGCGTCTAAAGCTATCCTCGGAGTATCATAACCTGTAGCGTTATCGCCCGCTGCCGTAACGGTTACAGTACCGTCAGTATCCACTCTCAGCGACCATGCACCATATTTACCTGCCGGTATAGCACTCCCGGTCAATGCAACTTCACTCGTTGCCTTAGAGTACGACTTGTTCTGTACTCGATAATCGAAGGCGTCGTGCTTGACCCTTGCAGCGTTACTCGTACCTATCGCAAGACCGGGCGCTGTTATATACTGTTCGTCGAAATACTGGCCGTGAATATCAGTGCCTGCATAATGAGATTGGCCGCGAAGGTAACTACTGTGAGTATATGAGCTAAAGAACACTTCCCTGTCCCTCTGTAGTCTTATCTCAGCGCCGTTTATAGTTACAGGGTCGTCCAGCCGGTCGATGTTCTGAGCGACTGCATAAACGCCCGTATCCGTAGCCGAAAGTGCCTGGGTAAAGAAGACATCGAACTCGTTCACTCTCGCATCGTGAGGGAACTGGTTCACATAATAGTCATTTATCTCTTTATTTACATTAGCGTCTGAAATCTGGTCGGTTGACGGCATCCCGGTAAGGGAACGCCATTCACTTCGTATTTCTGATAATGTCCATAATTTCTCATCCGCCATTAGTCTTTCCTAACAAAAAGTTTCTTACACGATATTTTTCAGCCGTCTGGATATTCTTATCAATATCTATGTAGTCAGGGTACATATTCTTTAATTCGGTTAATATACATTCAGCCTCCCTGACCTCGCCCATAACTACCGATAGCGCCGAAAGGTTCATAAGGACGTGAAGATGATAAGGATTGGCCTTTCTCGCCTGCTTAAAAGATTTCAATGCGTTATCAGGGTCTTTCTTGGCTGCATAGGCCACGCCCCTGTAATATGCCAGTGCCTGACCGGGAGAGTCTAAGTTGGCTAAAGGAGAAATCTTGTCTGTGGCCTTAATTACCCTGTCCCAATCCCTGTTCCTCGCCCTTACTATTTCTACCATCTTATTCGACATCTGGTTCTTAATACCGAAGTCGATAACGCCGAAGACAAGTAAAACAATCACGCCCAAGGCATAGACTTTCTTAAATTTGAATGGTACAGGTTTACAATCTTTCAGGGCATAGGCAAAAAATATCATCAGGAGCAAAGACAGATAAGCCCTTTCGCCCGGAAATGTAAAACAGGAGAGAACTATATAAGCCACAATCCCTGTCTTTATCCAGCCACTACTATAGTATAGGGTAAGAGCAAACAAGGCTATATAGCTCAAGAGACCGAATATCCCCACTTCTGTAAGATTGAGAACGAATGCGTTATGCGGCCTGCCCCATATCCAGTTCTTGCCGTCCGTTTTTATAGTATACATCATCTTCTTAATATCATTCGATGCGTACTGTATGTACTTCGGGAATATAAGCTTCCAGTTGCCTGCACCGACGCCGGAAGGGTAATCTTTAGTCATTAACAGTGAAGTCTTCCAAAGGTTAAATCTCTGGTCGAGAGAGTTGGTATTAAGGACGGGACTATTCAATTTCAAGGCCACTAACGACAGTATTGTAAAAGCAAAGAGACATGGTGCGAAATATTTCTTCGTCATCAAGAGACCACATACGATAACTGCAAGCCAGCTTGACCTTGCCCTCAAAGTGACAATTATGAATAGAGATATTCCTATCGCTATTAACGAGGGTATCTTCCAGTCCTTGTAATGATATGCACACAGAATCATCAAAAGGACGAAAGAAGCTGCGCACAGGTTCTTATTGTCCATTAAGCCCGACCTCAAATTAACGGGCTTGGTAAAGAACTCGAACAGACTGTACGAACCAAGAAAAATTGTCGTAACAATTACTGTCTTTGATATGTTCAGTCTTCTCAAAATGTTTACAGCACAGAACAGAAATGCTATATCTCTTACGACTTTACAGGACTGAAAAACAGCCTCTCCGGAATTGACTGCGAAGCATATCGAATACGTTACCCAGAACCAATACACCGCAAAAGCAATGAAGACAGGGTTCTTTATAATACTGAAATCGGTATCTTTCGATAAAAGTAAAAGAACCGAAAGAACTAAAGTTGTTATACCAAACGTCAAATGCCTGACCGTAAGGACAGAACTGCCTATATAAGATATGACGACAGAGCATAGTACGAATCCTGCAACGAAGATTATATTAGTAACCTTAGACATTGATACACCAGCCAAAACAGTAATAGTAATAGAGGCCAAGGAAGTAATATTACAGCTAAGATTATTAACGTATATAAAACGTCCTTAGCCCCTAATTTGTGCCTTTTACAGGCCATAAGGCTTCGCCGGATAGACAAAACCAGACTGGTCTGCTGCTTCAGTTACATAATTCTCGATACAGGCCATTGAGCCGGGGTCGATAGCATTTGCCGAAGAACTACAATATACGGCATTATACGAAATCATGCCCTCGGCAGCAGCGGTAAACTCGATTGCGTGCTGGCCTGATGTCAGATTGGTTATCTGGTTGCTCCTGATTATCGTCCACATATCAACAGTATCAGACCAAATTGCAGAGACGGAAAACTCGCCTGCAATATCGTTACCGACAACCATCATATCGTCGTTATGACCGTTACCAGCTTCAATAAAGTGTGCCGGTCCCGTAGTGGAAACATGACGATATACACAGTTGAATATGCGGAAGTCGTCCACTTCGCCTGCAAGGTCGATAGCGTCTAAGAACTCATCGGTAATCGTCGCCGGTTCGGGAAACTCACAGTTCATAATCGTGCAGTTATCGCCTGCATCCTCAATACTGATTCCCATAGTAATCGAACCTGTAGCAGCTAAGAACCTCAAGTTGTATAAGACTACATTGGCCGCGCCAACGACGAACTCACCTGCCGACTGAGTATAAGAGAACTCCGGCGCGTCCGTACCGTCGCCGAGACCCAGGCATAAGACCCCTGCAATGTCAACGTCAACTCCGTCTGCTGCACTCAGGTTCTCGGCGTGATTCTGGATACCAACAATAACATCGCCGTTATTGTCATCGCATAGAGCAACGGCAGCGTCCCAAGTGGCTACAGCATATCGAGGACTTGTTCCGGTATAGGTATCACTGCCAACGGCACTATCAACGTAATAGATGTTTCCTGTCCCCACATTGGAATATCTACCACTTGTGTTTCTTAACTCGGTATTAATATCGTCTATCAGGTTACGGACTTGTATAACTATACCGTCGGTAGTAGCCATATTAGCAAAGTTAATATCATCCTTGGATATGTCCGCACCGAAAACTATTGAACTGAACATTAGCGACAATAATATTTTTCTAAACATTATTTGCCTCCCTTCTTCGGTTTTTCCTTTTCTTTCGAGTCCAGAACCAATACTTTGCCTTCTATAAGGTTCAGGTTGTCAATAAGGTTGTTCAAGACCTTATTCACTTCCGAGAAGGTATCAGTTTCCTGCTCGCTTACATTCTTCAACATGATAATCTCCTTAATCTGCAAGCTGTTTGAATTGAGACAGAATCTCTTTATCAAGAATTACTCCGAAAGAAGAACCTTCAGGCGCATCACCGAGAACCTCGAACAGAAACCTTTTCTTCGTAGCTACCTTGCCCGTAGTCTCTATCATAGCGCCTGTCTCAAGAGAATTTGGGTTAGGAACCATCTTCTTACCGTAAACAGGATAAGAAGCTTTCCTGCGAAGATAGCCGATAAGGTACTCTGGTATGATATGGACTTTTTCCGGCCAGAAGTGGAAATTATACTTACCTCCGACGTTGATTGTAACGTCCATATCATCCTGTTCCCTGTTATGGAAGATGGCGTAAACCTTCTTACTCGACTCTATTGCTAAGGTCTCAGGCGATGGTTTAGGCTCTTTAATCATAAGATTGAGTTTCTTCTTCAATCCTAAAATGTCCGTTAAGGTCGGTTCGGCGGGAATGTCTACCTGAATGCCGCGAAGTTTGGCCTCGGCCTGAATATCGGCTATGTCACGTCTTGTCTGTGCTTCGGCCTTTAGTTTCAGGCGGGCGTTCTCTTCCATTTCCACCGTTCTGCGGATGGCCTCGGACTCGATAGCGTCCATTAAATCATCGGTTGATATATTCTTGGCAACGTCAAGTTTGAGCTTCTTGCCAATCTCCCACAATTCATCTCTACTCTTTGAGAGTAATTCCATAATTCAAACCTTTCTATTTTATGTCCAGTTATCGTCAATACCGGAAGGCCAGCCGTCTACATCGCCGTGATTTACAGAGTCGTGCGCCTTAATCGCGATATAGAAGTAGTAACGACTATTCGTCATCAGCGCTGCGGCGACAGTAACGCCCTGGTATCCTGTTCTCAGGAAATCGGCATTGACCTTTTCAAAGACAGTCGAGCCGTCAGTTACCTGACCGCCGACGGCAGAAGGCCATACAGGTTCGGTAGAACCACCTGTCCCTGCGGTAACACATTCAAAAACAGCTTCTCTGTCAACAGTAGCGCCCGTATTGTCCGTACCGCTCGTAGTTCCCTTGACATAAGTTCCTGCTGCTGTAGCGGTTCTTGCCGTTGCGGCAGTTGATACTGCGGTAGTCCATTCGGTTACAGTAGGAGATTGTGTACCTGTATCGTAGGCGGTAATACCACCGTCGTCGGCAAGTCTCGCCGTTACACCCTCGGTAATAGACACACCTTCCTGTAGGCCGGTGGCCATATCTTCTTCCTGTCTCTGCCACCATTCATAGAACACGATATTTGTCGAAGTATTCAAGTCCATTAACTTGAAATAGTCCGGGATATAACCTAACGGAAGATTAATTAGCCCGCCGTCAGCCAGAAATACCCCTGTCCTTATTCCATTGTCACTCATTTTACTTTCCTTTCATTACACTGTGCTTTGAAGATTGTGACCGAAATGGTCGTTCAGGATTCTCGCCGTATAGTTCTGAATCCATCCTAACAGTGAGTATCTGCGAAGTCCTGAACCGGTCTTATCGGCGGGTGTGAATACTAACGGCCCGTCTGCGGTATTACCTTTGATCTTGACGTTACCGAAAAACTCTTTTGCTATAATCAGATTGCTATACGTCCCGCTCGAAATAGGGGCCTTGGTAGTCAATAGCCATCTAACGTCGCCCGTAGAGCCGTATTCACGCTCCATTACAGGTTCCTGGTTAGAGTATGAACTTACATGCTTGAAACCTGATACATTTTCAAGTCTCGTCCTCTGCGCGGTATGCGAGATACCGATATAAGACGACCTGATAGGCGAGGTGCTAATCTTCGTACTTGCTGAAATTTGCGGTTTGAACTTCATTGCGTTCTGACCTTCGAGGTTGTTCACAACAATATCAATATCGGTCTTATTCAGTAAAGTCGCCGTCGGAGAGCCGTTGGAACAGGTCGTACTCGAAGCACCGCCGTCGAGAGTGTCCCTTGCAAGCGTATCTAAGGTCGACCTCATATTGTCCAGCATGACATTTGCCATCTGCTGATTGTCGTCGGTCAGGCCTGTAAAGTTCCGCCATGACGATGTTTTAATCAACGCGCCGTACTCTTTTAATACCGCCTGAATGTCCGTCTTGGACAGTAAGAGCGGGGTAGGGTCTTCGCCTTCGGTCAACGGAGTGGTCTGGTCTGATAAGTTGGCCCATCTCCGCCATTTTGTAGTATCGCCTTCGTGTTGGGGCATTGTAACGTCCAATCCCCACTGCTGATATAAAAACGCAGGCAATACACGTGTAAGAACCATCCTCTGGTAATGTGTATTTACCGGATGGTCTATCTGTGTAGTTGTAATTACTGCACTCGGCATGATTTATCCTTTCTTATTAAATTCGCCGCGAGCCACCCTTTCTTCCATCTCAAGCTGCTGTTGATAAGTCACTGAGCCCGCATTGTTGGGGATAGCACCGCCCGCTGCGGCTGCGCCGGAAACGGGGGCGAGCTTGTTCTGAATTTCTTCCTGGTTCAGATGTTCTTCATTGATTTCATTGTCTTTCTGAAGTTTATCTATCTGCTTCTGTTCCATAACAATCTCATAAGCGGCCTGAGCGCTCGAATAGGCTGCGGCTTGCATCCAAGGTTTTTCTGTTAATATTCTCGTTAGTTCGGCAGACGGCTGAAACTGATTGCCTATAAACCTTCCGACTACATCGTAATAGTCAGAGTGACCGGCAATATACCTCTGGTTCTGCTGGACGAGAGTTTCCTGCTGATGTTTGGCATTCTGTATCTCAATAGCCCTCTGGAATACTTTAGACCTTTCCTGCTCGGTAATATAATCCATACCGGCAAAGCCTAATTCTTCCATAGCCTGACTGTAAGGGTCTTTAGGCTGAGCAGGTTGAGTTACTACAGGCTGGTTGGCGGAAGCTAAGGCTAACTGCTGCCTTAATAAGGCGGCTTCTTCTTCAGCTTTCTTTTTCGCCTCGTTTGCCTTTTCAAACTCAGTGTACTTTACAGTCTTCTTGTCCTTTTCGTCGCCATCTGCTAATTTTTCAGTGACCGGCTGATTTAGGTCTTGCTCCGTGACCGCCGGAGCCTTGTTTAGGTCTGTGTCGTCAGTGACCGGCTGACTCTTGTTTAGGTCTTCCATTATATTTCTCCAAATAAAAAACCCCTGCAAACCGACTACGCATCGGTAATACAGGGGTAGTATTCTTTACTTTGCCCTAATCATTCAGTTTTTAAGTATTATCCTTTTGCTTCTAATTGCGCTTTGTGAAGTCCATCTAATGCGCTGTTATACAAGAATTTTTCATAACTGGTCAATTCTCTTGTTAGTGATTCTGCTCTAAATTGATTGGACAATATCCTTGCCCAATCTATCGGCTCTTTGCCGTGTGCGAGTCTGAAATTAGCCATACCTTGAAAGTCATAGCCAAAAGTATTATCTATAAAATGCCTTTCTTGGGGGTCTTTTCCAGATGCACCACCTAATAACGTATTAAGTGTTCCCATTATATTTCCTTTCAAGTATCATTTTTTGATTCGTCGTTAGGTATTACCGAAATTTCCACGTTATAGTTTATAAATTCACCGTTCTTTATATTGAAACGGACAGAGCCGTAACCCTTAAAGACCCTTGCCACTTTATATCCTATGGCATCTAACTTCTTTTTCGTCTCTTCGTCAAGCACTATCTTTTCCGGCCCCTGCGCTTGCCTTTACGCTTCTTTCCGCCGCATGGCATCTTTTTTCTCCCTAATATGTATATGACCGCCTCTATCGACCTTCCATTGAAGGTCATTAACTTCACATTTCATCTTTTCTGCATGATAATTCAAGAGGGCGTTGACCTCTTTCATCTTTTCATGCGCTTTCATTACCGTATCTTCCGCCTGTCCCATTATGATTTACTCTCCGCTTTAACGTCCTGCTGGCCTATCTTCTCAAGGTCGACGGCCATTTGTATTAACTGTATTCTCTGCTGTTCGAGAATGTCCTGAATCTCTGCTGCGGTCTTGGCACGGTTAAGGGCGGCGTCGGATTGGTTCTCAACCGCCTGGGAACGCCGTTCCTCTGCGATACCCCTGTTGGCTAAGACGTTGCCCTTGGTAAGCTCGATATTCAACTGCTGCTGTATGAGCTCCTGCTGCGACCTCTTCTGCATCATCTGGGCGTCCTGGGCCTCCGACTTCTTGATTATCTGGAACAGTTCAGGTCTGAAGACCGTCGGTGAATATTTAACTACCTCCGACATAGGTATTCTATGCGCCTCTTTCGGGAAAGCCTGTCTCAAGAATAATAAGTGCATATAGAACAGTTCCTGCTGGTTCTCTGTCATCAGGCCCTCGACAGGAGAACAGTCGAATCTCGTTAAGTTATGGTCGTAGAATCCGGGTACAGGCATTTCATTGATAATCTCGGCGACTTTACGCGGCGACATATTCAACTGGTTAATTCGTACCAGTTTTCGGCCCCACTGCTGTTTCGCCGCACGGAAACCCTGGAACATTCCCGCCTGACCGGTCAGAGCCTGGCCGGTACGGTGCTTGGCTAAGATGGCGGGCATCTCCTTATCGTCCGAGCCGAAAATCTCCTGGTTCAGTCCCCCAACGTCCGTTTCGGCCTTATCGGTCATCTCCAAGGCCGCGAATAAGTCCTGGCCTACCTGGGAGGCGGGAACCTGGGTGAAAATCTCACTCATAGGCATCTCGTTAGGCGCTTCATCGTTTACGTGCAGAACTACCCCCTGGCCGGACTTATAGGCGTCTTCAGGGTTCATTAAAAGATTAGACCTTGTAACTCTCACGGCTTGAAGCTGAGACTCGATAATATCGTATATCTGGTTGGTTCGGCGGTTCAATGCCCTCTGTGGGTCGATTAATCTCGATACGTAACCCTGTAATTTAAGGTCGTCTCGCGGGCATTCGGCACACCAGTCACCATGTACCCATACGTGGTTATAGTCCCTCATTCTCAAGGGATTCGGACCCTCGAATACCCTCCTGTTATTCAGGAACAGGGTGAGTGTAATCTTATCGTGCGGAACCTTAATCAGAGCAAGTAAAGGAGCGCCGTTAGGGGCTGTCGTTTCCTTTACAGCCCTTCTCGCCGCCCGCTCATCGCTGTTAGTAAATCTCTGTGCAAAATCGGCCAGAGGTATCTCCTGACCGCTTACCCTCGAAATTACTACGTCCTGAAAGTCCTTCTCCCTTCGCCACCATTCTTCGTGCAGGATTCTTTTCGCACGGTTCTGTAAAATCGGGTCTCTAAGGAACTCCCAGCGACTTACATTAGTCATCGGCTTTAATTCGTCGGAATTTATATCTACGTTGGCAGGCAGAAGCTCATTGACCCTCCGCTCGTCTATCCACCTGCCTATGAGAATATCGCCGCAGTCGGAAAGGTCAGTCTTGGTAAGGCCGGGGTTAAGTAAGAACTGGTTCCATCCAAGCCTCGAAAACTGAATATCGCCCCTGCGGTCACGCCATAACTCTATCAAATTAGAACCCTGAACTAAAGTGCCCCATTTGAAGGCGTTACTTAAAACGTCGTATCCGTTCCTCATTACCATCATATTCATTACTAATGATGTATGCTGGGAACATGCCTTATCCTCTTCAAGTAAAGGCTTGCCCTGCGGCCCTATCTTTAAGATGTGACGGTTCCTTATCTCGTAGCCGTGTAAAAGGTTCACCTGACGGCCTATCTTGTCCAGAACGTAAAGGTCCCTGCCCTGAACCTCGGCCTTGGAAGCTTCATCTTTCGTGTGCTGGGCACGAAAATAATAGTCTAAATTCAACATGCCCCGCTTTAAGTTCCGCTCCCAGCCGGTGCGGGAAATCTGGAATATCTCGTCGTATTCTGATTTTGCTACTTCGTCAGTCCGTGCCATTTATCCTGTCCTTCTGTACTTCTTGCCCCATTTGGATACCTGCTCCCTGGTTACAGTCGTTCCCTTACCGCAATAGCCCTTGGAAATCGCCTTGCATGCGTACCTTATGCTATCGGCAGGATGAGACGCCCAGTCATGTAAAGGTTTTTCCCTGAACGCCCTCAATTCCTCGTCATATTCCCTGCGGTAATGCTGTAAAGCCTCTAATCCCAACTCACATTTGGTCTCATTGAACCATGATCGTCTCAAGTGGGTACTTACGTTATTAATCCCGGCGTCTACGTTAGACTCTTTCGGTAAAGTCAGGACTTTGTAACCTAAATCACTAAAGAACCTGCTGAAAGTGTTCTTAGAGACCATTTCACGCTTCTTGGCGTCTACAGGCATTATGAATCGACCGTAATCGTAATGATTGTCGCGACGCTTTTCGTCAATTATGCGAGAATAATGGTCGGCGAACTTGCCCGTATTCTCGTAATAATCTATCCATAAAATCCTCTGACCAACTACCTGAAAGAACCATATCGCAGTACAGTCCAAACCCACGTCAGCAGCCATGTGTACCAGTAAATCAGGACGATGAGGTACAATTCCTATCTGACCGGCCTTGCGCAACTGTGTAAGATCGTCTGCATAATAACATGCGTCCAAATCTATCTCATCGTGACAGTTCATTACATACTGACTGTACTTCGCCGGCGAGTCAAGCTCCATTCTCGCCAAATCGTCAATAAAATCGGCAGGTAAATTGTCCTTATTATCGAAACTCGTGGCCTGAATACAAGAATACCCCTCCTGTGGCGACTTGATAAACTTCTTCCAGACCCAGTTGTGACCGCCCGCATTGGCAATTACCATTATCTGACGTAAAGGATTGTCCCTCATCCTACAGAATACGTCGTACATCGGATTGCTCTCTAAAATAGGAAAATTCTCCTCGTCCCACTCCAAATCCCGCCTTAAACGACCCCTCAATAAGGAAAACTGCGTGTCCGTAGGAAATTCCTCCGCCTGCTCAATGTACGCCCAACCTATATTTATGTTCTGTAATCCACTTAACTCCTTCGCATGACGAAATAAGACCACCGATGAACCTATTTTAGCCTCCTTAGTGCCCTGAGGTACGGGAAGGCCCGTGTAACGAGTGAAATCCTTCATCGTAGAGTCGCGAAGGTCAGTAAATTTGTTTCTTACTATTAATCCTAAATTGTTCCTATAAAACTTAGATAAAATTATGCCCTTATGTAACGCCCACATCGTCTTGCCAGTGCCCCAGCCTGCTACCATAGAAGGAAAGCGGTTCAGAGAACATAAAAAATCCCACTGAAACCGCTTCGTCTTAATGTTCTTTACTCTCGGCATATTCCACCATCTCTAACATCTGTGAGTCCTTCACCCGCCTGTCTCGTAAAGTCTCCAACGATACCCACCACGCAAATGCCAAACCAATCACAATGCATATAACGTAAACAAATATCTTGACAACGTCTATCTTCTTCAACCTGTCTATTAAATGGTCAAGTAAATTAGCGGACATTGATTTTTGGCCTGTAAAATGTGTCATATGTCCATTTTCTCTCAAACGAACCCAAAAGGACGCAAGGGGCCGATTTCGGAGCCACACCTTCACTTTTACTAATTCTTTCATAAGTATTGCTCATAAACTCAATATCAAGAACAATAGTATGAACAATACAATTATAAATAGTATCTTATTCATATCCTTGTGTTGTCCTGAGCTTCGACTCTTTGCCTTCGTTGTAGATAACAGCTTCCTTTGCATAGACTACATCCTTGAACCTGTGCTCTGATAAAGCTATGCCGGTGTTATGGTATCGATATGGGAACACGTGTTGATAGTGTATTGCCCTGGCTGTACGCTCTGCATGTTCCTCTGGCGTATCACTCAGTCGGTTGATAGTGCGCTGTACATCGATAGGTAAATGCTTGTACTCTGTTATCTGTTCGCCA